GTCCTTGTCTAAACGCTTCTCGACGGACTCCCTTGAAGGGCGAGTCAATATTAGGAAGGTTCCTACGCCGACCAAAGATCGTCTTTGCATACTTGAACTGCTCAATGTATTCTTGAACATTGTCCATGTAACGACTAACTCCTGGGAATGCTCCCAACCAGGATTTAATAATTTGCTCTGCTCTATCCTCAGGAATATTACGCCTAGCCGCTAGAGTAAATGCGGTTCCTCCATAGACTGTAAGGAAGCTCACTTCTTTTGCAATCTGCCTTTCAAGCTTAGTGACATCCTTTGGATCCTTCTTAAAGGTTAGACCAGCAGAATAGCTATGAAGGTCAACCCCCGAGCTAAAGGCTTTGATCATGTTCCGTTCATTAGCTACATGAGCTAACACACGTAGCTCCATCGCCTTCATGTCGATAGTAATGAAATCGTGACCCTCTGGGGCAACTACGTAATCTCTGATATTTACATCTAGGTTCTCACGGGGAAGTGTATGGAAAGAAACACCAATCTTACCACTACGACCCCGTTCAATGTTAGCACCTGAATTAGAGATGCGTCCCGTTACGGTGCCATCAATTCGATACGAACTGTAAATCTTACCGTTACCTGTATTTCCAAGTGCGATACGAGTGCCATCAATATAGGTAGACTTTAGTTTAACATACTTCTTGTACTCAGAGAAGCGATCAAAGAATGCCTTAGCAGCCTTGACCTGATCGTCACTCATGTTGTGAAGGACTGACTTAGCGATGTTTGTTTCTTCGTTCTTCATAGTTAATCAACTTTCAATCCTCTTACCGCAAACTCCTCCGCAACTAATTCTGCTACCTTCACTAAGGTTTCCTCATTTGTGGAAGGAGCACCTTTCTTTGTGAACTGAACAGGGTACAGGCCAAGCCCAAAGTCTTCAACTACCGTATACTCTTTTTCCTTCTCTTTCTTCTCTAGAGAGAAGATAATCTTAATAAGATCCTTTGTTGAGTTGAGATTGATCTCATCATCTAGGTCAGCAGCATCCCTCAAAGCACGCTCTGCCTTCTCGATCCTATCATCCAACTGAGTGCCTAACTCTTCAAGCTTATCCTGGTCAATTAGTAAGCCCTCATATTCCATGTCTCTAAAAGCCATGGTTAAAGGAGCAATTAGTCTCTCGTAAAGCTTACCAAGTTTCCGCTCTTCCAACTCTTGTAGAAGCTTGTGATAAACACGAGCCGTACCGTAAGTATCCTTTGCGTTACCCTCAACGCAGAAGTTGAGTGGGATGTTTTTCCAATCAAACTTTTTTCCTTCAACTGTAAGCATTAGAATTCTTCCTCTGGAAAGTAGTAGTATACTAGATCTGATAGTGACTTAGGAACATCCTCTTTATAGAGGTGTTGTAGTAGCCTAGTATCATACACGTCATGTACTTCCTCCACACCATACCTTTTGAGAAATTTAAGGTCGAAGGTCGCGTTCTGCAAGATCTTCCTAATATCCTTCCTCTTCATCATCTTCTGAATGAATCCTATAAATCTTTCCTTAACGCGATCATTTATCTTTGCCTCGGGATGATCAATAGGAAGGACTAAGGTATGCCCAAGCTCCCCAGTGTGTCTGTCAATCAATGTCATCGAGACTGTATGAATGGTATCCTTCATAAAATTCAAACCAGTAGTCTCAATATCAATTGCCATGTCCATCTTACTTTCCATAAAGTCATCTCGGACATCATTTAGTTCACTGATGGTCATGGCAAAAGTATAGTCTACTTGAACCTTTGAGGACTTCCCTAAGAGGATATTATCCACAGCGTTCTGTATGTCGGTCGAAAAGAGAAACGAGTTCCTAGGCTCACTCACGACCTCAAAAGGGTGCTTAATGACTACTACCGGGAACTCGTGTCCATTAGGAGATTGTAGCATAGTAGGCTTGCCCCTAACCCTCGACTCTGAGGTAGCTTTGCCATACAACATGGTTGTCGCAAGCTTACCACAAGCGAACACTAACTTTGGCTTATACCTCTCAATAGAGTCGAATAAATGTTGAGTGCAAGTCTTCCTAATCTCAGGATTCAAGTTATCCGTATTGATAGAGGGACACTTAACAGCCGTAGTCATTCCTACTTTAAACTTATCAAGTAACGCTAGCCCCGCGAGTTGGTTCATGATCACGGAATACTCTTGAGCACGGAAAGGCATCCATTCCCCCTCATGCATCTTTGGGGACTCAGCAACGAATAGAATGTCACAAGGCTCTTCGATTTCCTCTTCAAGTATCGTATGCCTTGGAAGATTCATCTTAAGAGCAGGACAGCCAGAACACTTTGGATTCGACTGGTTAAAACTAAGGTTGATCACAGGACTATCATAGGGTAGTGGGTTATTATATCGATAATAAGAAATTTGAAGAACTGATTGACAAGTTCAAAGACGGCGATAAGAGTGAAGAGGATGAACTCTTTGGAATGTTCGACACACTTATAGACAGACTGATGATGTCTTTCAAGTTCAATGTTGACCATGAGGAGGCAAAACAAGAATGCTTCCTATTAATACTTAAAGTATTAAAGAATTTCAACAAGGAATCTGGTCTGGCTTTCAATTACTTTACCACAGTAATTTTAAACAACCTTAGACTTCTTTACTCGAAAGCAAAGAAGTACAACGAGAAGATGGAGACCTATAAATCCTTGAAGAATGGGAGCTACAATCCAAGCTCCGCGCCAACCGATCCATTGTAACTTACTACTCTTGGGAATGACTTGTGAACCACAACTAGCATAGGTAGCTGTGAGTATTCCGATAAGCACGCGGTTGAGATCGTCTCTTTGTGAGACTTAATTGAAGACCTTATTACATCTAAGCAATTAGGCACATCAAAAATGTCTACAACATTAAGATCTGTATCCCCGTCAGCAGGGATACTATCTTGGAAGTACTTACAAACATCGTCCCACTGATTCATAATCAGGTAGTGAGAGGTTCTTTTGTTTTCCATGTTAGAGGTCACAACAGAATCTAAATGCTTAGAATTTCTGATGTGGTGAGATCTAAAGTTATTCTTCGGTCTTGACATCTTCAACCTTAACGTCCTCAGCCTTAGGAGCTTCGTTATTTTCATCGGCCCCTTGAGATTCCTTATGAGCTTCTACAAGAGCAGTGATCTCACTGGTCATTGCATTACACCCAGCAAAGAATATCTGCTTGTAAAAAATCTCATCTTCAAGCTCTGGTGGCTTGATCATGCAAAAGTTCTTGAAGCCTTCGGCTTCATCCTTGGAAAACTTAATTTGAATTTTCATGCGTCCTCTACCTCGTTCTACTAATTTAATTTTTGAGTTGTCTAAACTGAAAGAAACGTTTTCTGACATGAGTCTATTATAGCCCTATGAAAGATGATTTTGACGTAACACCTTTAAAAAAGAAAAAGAGAGTGAACTCAAGAGCTAAAGGCAATCGGTTTGAAAATAAGATTGCCAAACAATTAAACGAAAGGTTTGATACCAAAGAGTTTTGTAGAACTCCTGGTTCTGGTGCTTTTGCTACCACACATACTTTACCTGAATATTTAAAAGTATATGGAGATATTATTACTCCAGAAAGATTTAAATATATTATTGAATGTAAGAAAGGATACAATGAAGAACAAGTAAGTGATTTATTCAATAGTAAATCAAATATTTGTAAAATGATAGACCAAGCTCATCGAGATTCTAAAAGATCTTCTAGAAAGTTTTTATTATTTATTGGTCAAGATCGTAGGGAACCCATAGCTATAACTAACTCGATGGATCTCCCTACAGCTAATTGCTACTTGAAAGGAAAGGTTAACAAAGTTGAAGTATTAATATTCAAGCTTGCAGATTTATTATTAATCGACAACACTTACTTTTTCTTGAAGTAAAGATAGTGCTAGCATAATATGCTTAAATGCTTCAGACATCGTGTTCTCTTCTTCCTTAGTTTTTGAAAGCTTATTAAAGTAGTCTAAGGCAGACTTGTTTAATCTAGTTTCAAATTGACCAAAGAAAGAATTAATATTACCATCACGCCTAGAAGGATTAATATTGTAAGAGAAGTTTATTGAAACCTTCGTGCCAGGAATGGTCAGATTAAAACCTCCATTATCTAAGGGTATACCTCGACTGTCTGTGCTCCTCTTAAGTTCCCACTTACCATCCCCTGATATAATTGATCCCCAAGCTTCCTTTAAAGGATCGTTTTGTTTAAACACAATATCTTCGTTAGTATTTAAACCTCTATAATCACATAGTGTATTATCATCGTCAGAACCTCCAGCGTGAAGCATCCTGGTTGCTAGATATTGTTGAGCAGACTTTCTAGTTTCTTCTTTTTCGGAAGAGATGTCTGTAAATAATCTCTTATCCTCCAGAAATCTTTTGACAGTTTCTTTTGCTTTTGAATAGTTAGCATCGTCTTGCGTATCAGAAAACGTTGTTTGAGACCTTAATTGCTTCATAACCGCTGACAATTCTCTAGAAGATGTCCTAGTGTCCAGTCCTTGTTTTCTCAAACCATTATTAATGGTACTTTCGAGTTGTTGTAATCTATCGACCTTTACTTTTCCTTTTGTCGTAAGGAAACGGCCACCCTTAATACCATCCACAACTGAGCCTATGTTAGTGATTTTATCACTGTATGCTTTAAAAGCAGCAGGACTTTGAATATTCACTAGCTCTCTTATCTTTTCCATGAAGGGTTCTGAAAACTTATCATTCTCCACATCAGTCAAAGTCTCCATGGTATTCTTACGACCACCTCCCATAACCGCGCCATGCCCTTCAAACTTCCTGTAGTTCTTCAGACTGACCTTAATACTATACACTGCTTGACCCTTATCAAACACATTAGAATCCTCTAAGACTTCGGCCAGAGGTTTATCTTCGGTATCATCATCATATATTATTCCAGGTGCATTTCTTAAAGCTTCGGATAACAGTTGCTCCTCTGGCTCTATCTCCACTCCCATTTTTCTGGCAGCTTGTTCAGCTTGCTCTCTTGTTTTGTAAATCTCTAGAACATCTTGTCGTTTTCCTCTTTTTGTTTCAGTTCCAACAGGAAGCACGAAGTCTGGCTTTCTTTTTGCGAGACATGTTCTAGAGTGCTTAAGCATTGATCCAAATAAAGAATTTTTGTCAATAGAAAGAATGCCATCTTCCATGCCATCGGAAACCTCTTTAAGTTGAGAAATTAGTTCCGCTTGTTCTGGAGGTAAAGCACTATACTTGCTAGCCATTACCCAGGTTTCTACTTCTTCTTTTAATCTTACGAGCCTCTCCTGAACCCTAGAGAATTTTCTTGCAATTAGAGTGTCGATATCTCCAGTTGATACTCCCTTACCTATCTTTCTTTTTATTTCTAGAAGTGAAAATACTTCTAGTACTTCTTCCATCATAAAACCTCTGACGGCATTTTCATTCGCACCACTTTCCTTAACCTCAATGGTTCGCACGTCAACTACTCTTACCTTCTTGTCGGAATCCTCTACAGGACCCGGATTGCATTTGTTTGTTACGCTTCTTAAAAGATTAGATATAGTATGTTGAGGATCTGAAAAAGACAACGCTCTGCTTCTATCTACTCCATCACCTTTGGGACTAATGATTACCCTATTAGTACCCTTTTGAAGAGCAAAGTCTTTTAAAATAGTCGAGCAAGTATCCTCTGAAGACTCGGAAGCTCCTGCTGCCCTCACCAAATCACTTAAACTTTTAGAAACATGAACGCTTTGATAGCCATCTACGGGTCGCTCGCTGGCTAACCATTCTCCATCCTTAAGGGTTAAAGAAAGTTTATCCTCTAAGAGCTTTTTTTCAAATGAATCTCTTTTAGATCCAGCAAATTTACTTTGGTAATCTTCAATACTTCCGTAGGCATCCTGAGATGGAATCGGCATTTGCTCCCAGACTGAAGGTAAGTTCTGAACGATGTCCTCTAGGTTTCTTGTAATAGCCGACTTTTCTTTATCTGATAAGGTATTATTATCAACCTGGGAAAGTAAAGATCCCGCAGTCGTCCGTAGGGCATCAGCTTCAGCGGTAGCTCCCCCAGCATAATCACCTATGAGAGAGCTTATTAATTTCTTTAGGTTTGCAACTCCGTTTGTTTTGCTAGGATCTTGGGCCATAGAAGCGAATAAAAGCTTACCATCGGCACCCACTTGGGCAGACCCGTCTAGTATTCCCACTGAACCAAAAGCTACACCTTTGCCACCACTTACTTTTCTCTTTACAGGAGAGTAAAAATATTCTTTACCAGAGATTGTAGCGTTGAAGGACGCTCGATTTTTAGCTGCGCTCTTATCAGACCATATAGCATTTTGCAACTCTTTAACCGCTGATGAAAGTCGATTCGGATCAACAACGCCTGCCTCATCCTCAGCCTCTAGTAGTAGGAGTTTCCGATTGTGAAACCTACTGTAGCTTTCAAGTATATTTCGTTTTAGCATAGCTTATAATAGACAAATAGCCTTCCCTCTATATTTAGAGAGAAGGCTACTTTAATAGAGGTTAGGTTAGATTATGGTTGAGGGCGAGCCTGATTCCTAAATCGACCAGCAGCGTCACCACTTGTTCTTCTAGAGTAGTTCATGAAGTCGAATCGGAAAGTAACCGTAACGGTTGAGAACTCGTTAGTAGAGTAGTTCTTCTCTGAGAAAGCAACTTTCTCAGGGTAGACTCCAAAAAGCTCAACGCCAGCAACAGGAACGTTATCACCGTTCATCTCCACAATCGTCATCTTCTCACCCTTATACTTGGTACCGTTACCACCTCGGAAACCCGCTTTACCCGTAACGGGACTGTATACTTCCTTGAAGCATTCCCAAAGAGCTTCAGTAGAGTTCTTTAACAAAAGGTTGTCGAAGGTGATCTCAACAGGCTCATAGGTTACCTTGCCGGGATAATGAACTTTATCATTAAGCCTATCAAGAGCTATTGAGTCTACACCATAAGTAATTTGACCAACTTGCTTCGCAGCAACAGTTACGTCACCGGGCCGGTTTTGATTTTCAGTCATCCCAGGGAATCCTTGAAAGTTTACTTCGAACTGATAGGTTCTGATCGTTTCAAGATCCGAGGAGATCTGTGGTAGCTTCGCACCTGGAGTACGAGCTAGAGTATTAGTAAGTACACTATTGGTTGGTATTGCCATTTGTTATTCCTTAATTTATTGACGCTGATTGACTCGTCAGATTTACTTCAAATACCACAGTTTCGGCAGCTTTCGTAGGCTTAATTGTTACCGAGCACCATAGCTCATTTCTATCAACTCGCAACGGAGTATTCGTGCTAGAGTCACATTTGACAGCCCCCTCAACAATAGCTCGCCTAGCTATTAGATCGCCAAGGAATGGGTTAACCACACCCTCAACTTGCTCCCAAGTAAATGAATCGTTTGGTTCAAACTGGAACGGCTTGCCAATCTCAAGAAGAACCTTTCTGATGTAGATCATCAGTCTTCTAACGTTAACTCTGTCCAAAGCAGTAGGCATTCTCTGAGCAGTCTTTTGACCAAAGATTACGATACCAGTTGTTGCTTCGTTGGCAACTGGGTTTACGTTATTAGCGTATAGGGCATCCCGATCACCTTGGTTCACCACAATCTCAGTGGCTGTTGGCTTAGTTAGGCGACCCCTACGGAAACCAGCAGGAGCAAACCATGGGTCTTGAATGCTGTCTGTAAAGACACACTGACGAGCAGCGAAGATTGCTGGATCATACCATTCTTCTTTCCCTGCAAAGGTGTTGAAGACTTGCACCCAAGGCCAGTAAACAGCCGCATACGAGTTGTTTAGAGCAGCGGTTCTTGTACCAGCACCATTCATCCAATCGATTGCATCCTGAACTTCACCTAAAGCATAAGGAGGAGCAACTAAGGCGAAGAAGTTCTTAGAAGTTTCACCTAAAGAAATTAGAGCATTTTGAACAGCGTCATCACTAATCCCTGGCACAACGGCTAAGGATATGTTAAGACGATCCTCGTCTAGGGCATACATACCCGTCTTCTTAGTAGCGGTACCAATTAGAGCAGTAATATCAACACCCGATTGAGGGTCTTCCGTGCTCTCATAACCACTATCACCACCCGCAAGCTTGTAAGTACCTTCGACAAGCTTGACGAATCTTGGAGTTCCATTGTCCGCTCCCGGATCTGTACCAGGAGTTGCAGATGGTTGAGCAGGGTTACCAGTGAAACCCGCAGCTACGGAAATCTTCTTACCAAACAAGTCGGGGAAGCCCTCATAATCTGTGCCAGCCACGTCAGTTTCGATATCAACGTAGACGTATTCCGAGTTGGTGTTCAAGAAGTTATTAGCTGAATCTTCAAAGATGAGACTTCTAACATACTCGATGCTCGATGGTTGTAGGTTAACATTGATGGCTTCTACTTGACCACCATCAGAGTTGATCGAGAGCTTGTCGTTAATAGCAAGGTTGTCCACTTCGACAGAAAGTCCCTTAATTGACCCATCATTCTTGGCAGTTAAGTTATAGCCTGAGCCAGGGTAGACCGAGTAAGCTTCAAACTTAAGGCCAGCGGAGGCTGTGTAACCATACGCTGTGTTGTTGGAAAGTCTTGCATTGTCCTCTCCGAACGCACCAACCGCGCTCGCATCACCATCGACTTGAACAGTGACAAATCTAAAGCCTTGATCGCGTGTGCCAGAAACAGAAGACAACTGCATGTAAGCACCCGATCCAGCATACTTGGAAGCTAGGTAAATATCGGAACCTTCAATGTAGGAAATAACATCTTGAGATTGGGAATCTCTAGTGAAGGCAGCAGAGATAACTTTTTGAGCGGTATCCAGTGCAGTGTCTGTCGCATCGATTCCCTTCGTTGTGACAATCGAGCTTGCTTTAAACAGGCCATCGTTACCATAGATAGAGTAGTAGATAGAGGAGGGAGCAACACCATCAAAGCCACTCACTAAGAAAGCGGGGCTAGCACCAACGTTAATCTCAGCTTTAGCTTCGGCAGCACCTGTATTGGCTGCTCTCACAAAGTACATTTGGTTAGTGGCTTCCAAGATTTCAATAGCACCTTCTAAGCCTTGACCAGGAATCTCGGTCTTAGGCTCACCAAATATTCTCAGTAGGTTCTCGGGGCTAGTGATTAGAGTAGCTTTGTTGGTCGGGCCTTTGTCCGCAAATCCAACAACACCCACAACACTAGAATCAACATTAGGAGCGAATACGGAAACGTCATTTTCTAAAACGACAACAGAGGGGCTTGTAGGAAGTGCCATGGATTATTTACCTTTAAGGGTCGGAGACTTTTTAATTGATTTCTTCAAGATTTTAACGGGTTCAGGAACAGGCGTAACGACAGTCTCAGTAACTTTCACCATTCTCCTGGCGACTAAGTTAGTAAGAACGTTACCCCCTGCATTGCTAGGGACTTCTACCTTTTTCCCTGGCATTAAGTATATGGATCTCACTTTTTCACCCTCGGTTAATGTGATTGATAAACCTTGTAGGCTTGTGTTCTTTATAGTTTTCATTTAAAAGCTCCTACTATATTTACTATTAACACCATCTAAAAACAGTTAATTTACTAGTCTTTGAATTCAAAGGTATATACATCAATTATACAAGTTCACTTGGACCATTTTAAAGGTTGGAGATGTGTTCGTTGCTCCACCTCCACCCCCAGGATCAGCAGCAACTGAAACTATTTCAAAAGCTCCAGCATCGAAGGGGGAGGTTCCTCTGGTGTTACCTGCTAGGTCTGGTGAGGGTAGGGTAACATTGGAGACAAACCCGCTAGCAATATTATTAGTAGACTGCCATAGTCTTAAATCCCTAGTGTAGAAATCAAAAGGATTAT